AGTTTTTCCTCCTGTGTCATCTTCTTTCCCTTTCTTGAGACTTCTCTTTCTCTTCGGCTTCTTCACTTCTTCCCACTCATCATCTGCCGTCAAAATTCGATACAAAACAGAGGACGGCTCTGCCTTAAAGACAAAGCCATCTCTCTTGCTCTTAAACTCCGCCATACCTACTCCCTTATGCTATTGCATGATAGTAAAATGCGCCTTTTTTATTCTCCGTAATAAACGCATCATACACCAGTCTGCCCTCTACTAACTTACCGCTAATACCGGGTGCATCTTCATGTACCTTGTACTCCAATAACTTCATCGGCGCTTGACACAGCTTTTGCTGTCCTACGATAAACCCTGCATTCTCCGGAAGTAAAGATGCCGGCACCAAATACACCACCAAGCCGTCAATCATTCCAACAGCGCCCCTAATTCTTAAGTCTTGCCCAATTTCCGTATTCAGAATAATTTCAGAGCTTCCCTTAATCGCCTTGTACACTTCAGGGGAAACAACCAGAAATCTATCATTCACAGGTACGTTATTTTCATCCAGATACACGGTTCCCTCTAAAATAGCATCGTACACATTATCCTTATCAATTGCCGCAGGGGTCGCCTTTTTCCCGGCACCTGTCGCCATTTTTCCATACACGTACTTCTCATATTCAGGGAATGCAACCAATTCCAATTGTCTTGCCAACGCCTTCCCTGCTTCCAACGCACCGGCGGTCTCGTCCTCATTCATCTTGTCAATCGTAAATGTAAACGCTCTATCTTGTGTAACCGTCAACTCCTGCTTGGTCGCACTCAGCTCGTCAGCCGTCCCATACCGGCTCAAGCCCGTTCTCGTGTAATCTCCCATCGGAACAGTGCTCACATCGTATACAACCACCGTTTTAGCACCAATCCAGTCATATTCCTGTCCTACCAAGTCCGCAACTCGAGACTCTCCTCTGAATTTTTCATCTACAACTCCGCTATACTTCACTGCATAATCGATAGGCATGCTTTATTTCTCCTTTCACTTTCCAAGTAAACCCTTAACAAATGCATCTTCTTCCTCTTTTTTCTGTTTCTGAACATTTCCAAGGCTGCCGCCCGTTCCGCTTGCGCCGTCGCTCTCCTTAAACAAATACGCATGCTTTTCTTTCACTTCCTCCAGTTGCTTATCAAAGCCCTGTAAAGTGCCTTCCTCCATGCTCATGCTCGTAAGGTCAAACGCCGCCTTCGCTATATCCACATCACGGACACCTGCCTGTAAAAGCGCCTTGTCAACCTCGCCCAAAAACTTCGTCTCTTTCAGACTTTCCTCGAGCTTGCTCTTTTCTTCGTCAAACTCATCTTTCATCTTCTGGACACGCTCTCTGTATTCATCTTCCGTCAAACTCTTTCCAGACAAACTTTCCAGTTCCTTGCTCTGCTTTTCCAATCTTTCTTTATAACCGCTTACTTCAGCGAGCAAGTTTTCTTTTTCTTCCTTCAATCCGTTTACATCAAGCCCATTAAGCCTGTGTATCTCTTGTATCTGCTCTTCCGTCAAACCGAGCTTTTTCAATTCTTCAGTTTTCATTTTTCCTCCCTAAGGTTTTATTAGGCAGTATCTATCTGCCACGGGCTTTGCTATAAGGTCAGCACTAACCAATCTATATAAAAAAGCGACTACTTCAGCCGCCCTTTCAACTCGTCCATTTCTTTTATTCTTTCTTTTCTGAATCTTTTTTCTTCCTCTTTTCTTCCCAGTATTCTCGCCTTTATCGTTTCTCTTTTTAATTCCTCTATTCGGTCATTTGTATAGCCGTATACATACGTCTTTAAGCAATGAGGACAAGTAAAATATAATTCTCTGTCCGTGTCATTTAACTTTCTTGTCTGTTCTGTTACGAAAAAGCGCTTACCGCACCCGTTCTCGCCATCGCAAATAGCCTCAATCTTTTGCATTCTCTACTCCTTTTCAAACTCCGAGAAATCCACAATCTCACCAACTCCCTCTCCTCTCTCACCTTCGAACACATACGCCAATGTACACTGTCCATTCGGGTGATCAAGGGGTATCGGCTCATCAATCGCAAACACTCGTCCGTCCATCTCGGCACAAAAATCACACACTCTATCGTTATTTGCCGCTAACCACTTAAACCCTGTGCATTCAGGATTCGCCCTCCCGGCTTCAATCGTCGCCAACTGGTACGTATGTGTAACCGCCGTCTGTGCCAACGTCCTCGCTCTATAAACTCCGGAACCCTCTTTTAAAAAGCCCTCTAATTCTTTTTGTATCTGAGCAACGGACTTTCCCTCCATAATTCCTTTATCCAGAACATCATATATATTATTTCCAAGCTCATTCGTCATATGAAATATTCGGTCTGAAATACTCCGTATACTTCTATAGTGTAAGTTCATTCTCGATGGAGGAAATGACAGCGGATTAATCTGTATCAACTCTCCGTCTTTCCTAATCTGAATTTCTTTAACAGGAGGTAACCACGTCTTGCTCTTGCTCTCTTTATATGCCTTTCCCTCTTTTATATCTTCCTCAACTCTTTTTTTTACAACTTCCTTTATCTCCCAAGGCTCGCCCTCTGTAAACCGCAGCGCCTCTTTTGTCTGAAAATCCACGGTCACCTCTGCGGTCCCGTCTATGCTCTTATCCACAATATCAAATAAACGATACGCCAAATAGAGGTACACATAATCCAGAAAAACATCCCGATCCGGTATTTCTTCGTTATACTCCATCCGCCTTTGCGTATCCTCGCTAAACTCTTGATACAACCTCTCTATCTCTTGAACCGCCCACTTCGCAAAATACACACGCCCAAGTCCGCCCCTAAAAGCCGTTTCTTGCACCTATCTCACCTACTCAATAAGTCCGGTCCATGAAAGATTATGGATTCCTTCTTTATCTTGATTCGCTCTCTCAAGTTCCGTCTCTTCGTCCTCGACCTCACTCCATTTGCGGATATAACTTATTTTACTTCTCACACCCTGTTTTACCTCTTCCAAATCAAGCCGTCTTGCATCCATTTCATCTTCCGGTATCGGATAATACCTTTCTATCTTTAAGGTGGTCGGCACTTCTGCCAACGCCTTTCCTCTCTCATCTTTATAGCAATCATATACATATATCATTCTATAGATAAAGTCCGCCATCTGCTCTAACGCCGGTCCCCACTCGGTCCAGTCCTCATCACACACCGCCATTAAGTCCCAATACACCGCACGCATACTCTTTCCGCTTGCCATAAGCCCGCGCAACTGCTCAAGGCTTGTATCGGGTATATCCAGTAGGTCATACATATCGGACTTCACTCGGTTTACCGTGTCCTCGTACTTGTCCCCATAAGAAAAGCGGTTTTCCAATCTCTCAACCTTCGCCTGCTTTCCTTCACCCACCTGCATGATGTCAGTTTTTAAGTCAATCATAGCACCGGGCGCAATCAAAACACCCTCCAAGGTTTCTTCCGCCGCATCTGTAAATATCGTCTGTCCGAACATCTGAAACTTCAATGCATCGAGGTCATCACTTGTCAATTTGTTATACGCATCCTGATTACTCCACAAGGTCTGTACGTCGCTATACCCTTGTGTTTCTCCCGTCAGTCCGCCGTTTTGAATAATCACAACCGGGATAAAGTCAAGCCCTGTGTCATAATCCACAAATTCCGCTTTTAACAGCTCACCCTCGCCGTCGTACATTCCCTCATTCAGAATGCACTTGCCGTCCTTCATCTCCCACTTTTGCCTTTTAATTCGTTGCTCTTTTTTCTTTTCCTCATCATTCATAGAATAAAAGAATATAACCTGTTCCAACGTGTCAATATCATCTACATCATAGGTCGCAATAAACTCTTGTGCCGGTGCGAACAAAATGCGTACCCCAAGTTCTCTGTCCGCCCACAACTTAATCGCCACACGTCCGCCAATGCTACAGTCTTTTTTAGCTTTTAACAGCTTTGAATGCCACTTATTTTCCTTTAAAATGCTATTGAAAAGCTCTTCCTTTTCCTCCACGATTTCTGTATCTTTTGCATCCAGTGCGAAATAATTAAAAAACGGCTCTTTCCCGAACATGAACCGTGCTTTCTTATCGATTAATTTTTTTATGTAATTTGTAATTTTCTGCGTAGGTACATAATCCAAGCCTTGTTTTACTTCCCACGTCTGCTTTCCCTCATATAAAGCGTAATATTTATTTACCTTCTCTATCTCCTGTAATCGGTCTTGCATAAGCCCTTCCAATAGCTTTGTTTCCATGCTTATCGCCTCGCCCCTTTTCCGCTATAGTTTTTCCTCATCTTCAAGTCCTCCACCTCGTACCCGTCTAGTCCATACCAAATTGCCGATAACGTGTGCGGGTCTATATTAAATTGGTCGTACATTAATTTTCCGTTCCTGTCTTTCTTATAGGCTAGGTTTTTCAGTTCTCTTTCTGTATTCTTACAATCGCTACCGCAAATAATCTTTTTGAACCTTTTTACTTTCTTCGTATTCGCAAGCCGACTGTTCTGTCCCTTTTTAGCGCCTACCATTCGTAATCCAGAACGATTATAAAATGCAATCGTCTTCGGCTCTGCGCTATCAGCCCGTATCAACTGCCCGTCCTTAATCAATGGTCGGATTTCTTCCAAAGTCACATCATCTGTCTTTCCCCTGTCGTAGTACTCATGATAGATAAAAAGTATTTTATTTTCCCTATCTATCGCACACCACACAATGGCGTTGTAGCTATCCACAAATCCAAAGTCCATTCCGATTCGTCTGTCTTTCTCCGGTATTCGTGACACAATCGCATTAACCGCCGACTGCTCAACCACCATAAACTGAGGTAACACCTTTTTCCCGTTTGCGCCAAACCTCCCCAGTCTTGCCACCCTGTACAAATCGGGGTCGTATTCCTCCATTTCATCCAGACTTTTCGCATAACTCTCGGGTAAAAAATAATTGTCATCTACCGTGCTATGGTGATAATAGGTATCATTAAGAATAATTTCTTTTTCTTCATACAGAATTTTATCATCTAATGTTATAATTTCATTCTCATCATCTATAAAAAAGTGCTTGTATACCCAGTTTTCCAAATCTACAGGGTTAGTCGTCAATATAAAGTGAATACTATCCGTCGGGTGCCTTGCCCTTCCCAATAATTCTTTGAAACCGTCGTATTTTATCTCTGAGGCTTCCTCAATCCAGATAATCGATATACCGTGTATTGATTTTAATTTTTCCGGCTTATCCATACCCTTAAATAATACTTTGCTCCCGTTTGAGAAAGTTAGTTCCATTGGCGTTTTAGTATAATTTATATAACTATTAAGGTTCATATCCTCGATTATCTCAAGGAATAAGGAATATACGCTATCTCGCATGGTTTCCATAACATCACGAATTACCAGTACATTTCTTTTTTCTTGTAGGCATTTTAATATTATTTTTAATGCTGTGTGATAACTTTTACTACTTCCGTATCCTCCTACTAAAAAATAAAAGCGGTGCCGCCAGTCGGTTACATATTCAGAAAAAACAGGATTAACTTCCTTGGTCTGTGTCCTCTTTTGTCTTGATAATGATTTCAAGTGGCTTTTCACCTTCTTCTGCGGATATATTCGCCTGTCTTAACGTCTTGATTTCCTCTTTCATCTTGTCCGCTCTCAATGTGTCTATATCTTTTTTAATTTTAGCCTGTGCCTTCATGCTTTCCATCTCGATTCCGTGCTTTTCTTTTTTCATCTCGGCAGACGGGTATTGTCCTAGCATTGTATTTAATTCCTTGATTGCTCCTATCATTGCCTGCGAATTGCCGTGTCTTAGTTTATCGTTTCTAATATCTGCCATAGCTTGGTTTACTAACCATATTAAAGCGCTTTCCGCCTTTTTTTTGTCCCACAGTCTCTGTTCGTCAAATTCCTTTTCTTGTATCATTCTTAGTTCGTTGTACCTTGTGTTTACCTTGTGACTTTTGAATAGGCGGCTCGCCTGTGAGTCTACATTCTCATCCTTCCATTTTCTCGAGCTTGGATAGGCTTCTCGATAAGCAACTCGTTGGGTTTTTCCCTCTAGCAAGGCTCTGACGTATTTTTCCTGCTTGTCTGTTAGCTTTTCCACTACCTCTCACCTCGCATTGGTGCTTTTACCCTTTTCTGTCTCGGGTCAGCAAATAGAAAATTGGGGTATCAAGCAATGCAAGCAGCGCCTTGATTATGTATTGACTTATAACCATGTGTATTAAGTTAGGCACAACTCCATAGAAAGCAATCGTGATAAATATTGCCGTGTCTATAATTTGGCTTGTCATCGTTGATACATTATTCCGAAGCCATTTATATTTTCCTTTGTGTTTTTCTTTTAGTTTGTGGAAGATAAATACGTCGTTCGCCTGTGAGAATAAGTAAGCTATCAAGGATGCCGTTACGGTCCTTGCTCCCTGTCCTAATACGGTTTTAAACTGCTTCGCATAATCCACAGCGAACGGGGCTGGCTTTAGCACGATTGCAAGTGATATAAGTATTAGCGCCCATATCTGAATATAAAAGCCCCTTTTTACCGCCTTGTTCGCTTCTTCCTTTCCCCATAATTCGCCGATTATGTCCGTTGATAGGAATGTAAAGGCATAAGCAACTACAGCGGAAGGTACTACAAATACTCCAATCTGAATGACCTTTCCTGCGACTATATTCGCTATAATCAAACTTGCTACAAATATCGCATTTAGCAGAATCAAGCTATCCGTGTTTTTCTTCACTCTTTCCCTCTTTCCTTTTGATTAGTATATTCCTCTCTTGCTGTCTAGGTATTCCTGATACAATATCCATTGTTTAAGGTTGTGGATATCGAGTTCCTTTCCTTTGCTTACTCTGAAGCCCTTTCTCCTTGAAACTGTTATTCCTTTCCCGTTGAAAAAGTGGGCTTGCCCGAACCTGAATCCGGAAGTCCATGACGTGCTGTCTGTGCTGTAAAACCCGTAGTCCTCCAAACCTTGAGTTGGTGTAAAGCCTAATCCGTGTAGTTTGCATCCATATTTGTGTGCAAGCCTGTTCAGGTGAACGAATGCGTCTTTATGCTCTGCTATCTTTTCTCTTGTTACTATCCCTCCGATTGCTGCGTATTCGTACTCTTTACACATTCTTATGAACTCGTCTTTCCCTCTGCTGTGATGCCAAACGGGAACACATTGTTTTCCTGTTCTGTTCTCTAATGTTTTTCTCATCTCCAATACGAAATCGTAACCGTATATAGAATCAACGTCTAGCTCAAAGAAATGGTTTATTCCCTTTTCATTTATGTATTGAATGTACCCTTCAAGATAGGCAAGCATTTCCTCTTTCCGTGGTGTGTGTTTAAATGTGTTCATAAATGTAAAAGCGCCGCTGTCAAGGAGGAAATCGTCAAATATTGTGTGGTCAACCTGTTTTGAGGACTTCGCATACCAATAAGACACAAGCCCGTACTTTACATTTTCTATTATTCCAGAATAGAAGCTAAAGTCGGAAGGCAAATGAGCTAAGTATAGCTTCATTTCTCAAATAGTTCTCCGCAATGTGGGCACTGAATCATCTTTTTTTCTTCGTGTTCAGTTTCTTCTACAGGTGCAAATAAATCGTCTAGTGCTCCGAAATCTATGTCATGGTGACGAAAGCCGAAATCTCCCATATCTATGTTTTGAAATTCTGATTCGATTGCCTCAATCTCTGCGTCGAGCAGTTCAAAGTCCCATTCAGACAGTTCCGCCACCTTATTGTCCGCTAATCTAAAAGCCTTTATCTGCCCTTCGTTCAAATCATCAGCAACTATGCACGGCACTTCCTCCATTCCCAATTTCTTCGCCGCTTTTAGTCTTGTGTGACCGGCAATGATTTCGTTTCCCTTATCTATAATTATCG